GCCTGTTATACTATATTCATAGATTGATAGAAAGAGGTCGAAAATGAAATTGCTTTCCACTGGTAATCCCAAAGTTCTCAAAGGTATTAAACAAGGTTTTAATACTTACATCTTACACTTGGCACCCGCTAATGTGTCTGGTTACGAAACTTGTCCTAAGCGTACCAACGGATGTACTGCCGCTTGTTTGAATCTTGCTGGACGAGGTGGTATGTTTAAGCGTGGTGAGACAACTAACGTTATCCAAGAAGCCCGTAAGCGCAAAACAAAAATGTTTTTCGAAAATCGTATCGAATTTATGGCTCAGTTGGTAAAAGATATTGAATTGGGTATTAAACAATCCGCACGTATGGATTTGGTACCTGTGTTCCGATTGAACGGCACATCCGATTTGTCGTTCGAAAAATATGAAGTGGTTCGCAACGGTATCACTTACCGCAATATTTTTGCCGCTTTTCCTGAGACACAATTTTACGACTACACTAAAATTCTCGGTCGTAAGGTGAAAGATATTCCTAACTATCAGTTGACATTTTCTGCCGCTGACGGTAATGATGCCGATGTTTATCGTGCTATTGCAGAAGGCTTAAATGTTGCTACTGTGTTCGGTCTTAAAAAGACTGAGCCAATGCCAGAATTTTATAACGGTCTTCCTGTGTTCAACGGTGATGAATCGGACTTGCGATTCTTGGATCCAAAAGGCGTTGTTGTTGGTTTGTATGCTAAAGGCAAAGCCAAAAAAGATACCAGCGGTTTCGTTAAGTATCCATCTATTATGTTGAAAGCCGCATGATTACCATGAAACTGGTTGACATGTATTCCAATTCCTGTTACACTAACTTATCTGAATTTAATGGAGTTTATTATGACTAAAGCCAAAATCGTGAAGCCTGAAAAAACTGTTCGTATGACAGCTTGGGAAAAAGTATTAGAAGTTTTGATGACAGGAAAACCTGTTGATAAAAAAGTGTTTGATGACATGTTGGGTGCGACAAGTTACAAAATTTCCGCATACATCCTTTACTGTAAGAATGAGCGAACTAAGGCTGTCATTCGTGCAAACAAAGATGGTCGCAAAGTTGTATCATATCAACTTATGAATCCCAAAGAAGTTGAACAGTATTGGGCGAATCGTGGTATCACGCTAGGTAGTGTGAAATCATTGGTAGACTTGAATGCTGAACCTACCGTAGTGGAAGATTACTCGGTAGAATCTGAAACTGTTTAAGTGTTGTTACTCGCTAGTGGTCCGGGATTCGTCTCGGACTTTTTTTAATGGAGAAAATATGTGGAGACTTTGGGCTAAAGCACTAGGTGAAAAAGTGGGCAAAGATGATGCTGAGGCAGATAAAATTGCTTGCATTCGTTCCGCTATTGTGTTATGCTACGTTATCACAAACTTTTTTATCGTTGCCGGCGTGATTCGCCACTGGAATGACTAATGAATATCTTTTACCTTGACCACGATGTTGCCGCATGTGCTAAGATGCACAATGATAAGCACGTGGTAAAAATGATTCTCGAATATGCACAATTACTCTCTACTGCTCACAGGTTTCTTGATGGGTCTGAGTCCGTTGGTCTTTCTAGTTCTGGTCGGAAAAAGAAAGTGTGGACGTTGCCTGACAGCCGCGATAGTATTCTCTATTCTGCTACTCATATCAATCATCCCTCTGCCGTTTGGGTAAGACAGTCTGACTTGAACTATGATTGGTTATACAATATGTTTCAAGCGTTGCTGGACGAATATACATATCGCTATGGTAAAATTCATGCTTGCTCACGACTAGAATTAGCATTAGCGCAAAAGCCGAACAATATTCCAGAAGCAGGATTCACACAGCCAACTCCCGCTATGCCAGATGAATTGAAAATTCCTGGCGATGCTATTAATTCGTATCGTAACTATTACCGTACAAGCAAAACACATTTGGCCAACTGGAAAAATCGTCCAGTCCCAAATTGGTTTTAACATATATACTCCTATAACATGCCAACGTATAATTTTATTGACACAGAAACTGGTGAAGTGTTCGAATCGTTTATGAAAATTTCTGAACGTGAAGAATATCTGAAAACCAATCCCCATATTCAGACTGTGATGACTGCACCAGCGATTGTGTCCGGTGTCTCAACGTCTACCCAATACCGTGTGCCAGACGGTTTCAAAGAAGTCCTCTCTAAAGTTGCAGAGAACCACCGCGGAAGTGATTTCGCAAACAAACACATCCGTAAATCAATCAAAGAAGTTAAGACTGAGCAGGTTGTTAAGAAGCACGTAGAGAGGATCACTGGCGTAAAAACTTAACAAAGGGAACTCATGGCTAGAAAAGCAAATACAAAAATTAGACTTGTTGATGACGATACTATTCAACAAAGAACGTCTAATGCACTAAAAATAAGAATTGATAACCTAAAAACTTTTGAGCCACTAACAGCAAATCAGAAATTATTTTTTGATGCATATAAGCAAGGTGATTACTTTGTTGCGCTACATGGAGTAGCTGGCACAGGGAAAACATTCTGTGCATTGTATAAAGCAATTGAAGAAGTCCTAGATAGGAATAACCCATTTAAGAAAATTATTATTGTACGTTCGGCTGTTCAAGGTCGTGAAATGGGTCACTTACCAGGTGACGTTGACGAGAAGATGGAAATCTATCAACAACCATACGTACAAATTTGTGACACATTGTTTGATAGAAAAGATGCATATCAGAGACTATGCGAACAGGGATATATTGAATTTATCTCCACATCATTCATTCGCGGTATGTCATTTGATGACGCTATCATTATCGTGGATGAAATGCAAAACTTAACGTTTGAAGAAATTGATACCGTTATGACCCGAGTTGGTTACCGTTCTAAGATTATTTGGTGCGGTGACTACAGACAGACAGACTTGAACAAACGAAAGAATGACATGTCTGGTATTTTGAAGTTTTTCGATATCGCTTGGCACATGGGTGCGTTCACTAAGATCGAATTCACCGCTGACGATATTGTTCGTTCATCATTAGTGAAGGATTATATCCTTGCTAAGATGCGTTATGAAGATTCCACACCTTAATCATGTTTAATTATTGCCCACCGAAAAAATTAGAAGATTTAAAATCTGAGACACTGACAAACGGAAGATTCTATACCACACCAACCGGTGAGAAATTACCTTCGGTAACTACGGTCTTAGGAGCGATGGGCAAGAAAGCCATATATGAATGGCGTCAACGTGTGGGTGCAGAGGAAGCAAATCGTGTATCACGTATCGCATCTGGTCGTGGTACACGTATGCACACCCTATGTGAAAAATATCTGAACAATGAAGAGTTGGGCAAACCCATGCCCGATTCTTTAGCGTTGTTCAACACAATCAAGCCTATTCTAAATCGTATTAACAACATTCACTACCAAGAATGTGCATTGTGGTCAATGAGACTAAAGATGGCAGGACGGGTAGATTGTATTGGTGAGTTTGATGGTAAGTTGTCTGTTATTGACTTTAAGACTTCCAGCAGAGCGAAAACGAGAGAAGATATTCCTGGTTACTTTGCTCAGTGTGTTGCATATGCATTGATGTATGAGGAGTTGATCGGTGTAAAGATTCACCAGATCGTGATTATCATGGCAGTTAATGGAGAAGATCCAATTCTATTTGTTGAGAAGACAGGCGACCATGTTAAGACTTTGAAAGAATATATAGACTACTATAATAGAAAGAATTCGTAATGAAAAATTTTGAAGTACATCCTCTTTTTCCTATTCCACTTTACACTTCGGAAGTTGAACTTGATCTGGAAGATATTCGCCAGAAGATTGATAAGTTAGCAAAATATCAAGAAGGACTAAATCATTCGGACGGATATATCTATCCTAAGAATGAACAACTATTCAATCGTAAAGAATTTGTTGATTTGAAGACCGAAGCAAAAAAGCACGTTGATAGATTTATGCGTGAAGTTTTGCATTATCAATATGATGATAGTTTCTTTGCGTGTTCATGGTTTAACATTAATGAACCGGGGTCAAATCATCACAGACACTATCATCCTAACAGTATCATGTCTGGTGTCATTATTATCACTAATCCTGAAAACAGTGGATTATTAGTATTCAGTAGTCCACACCAGAGAGACTTGGTGATGGAAACAAATAAAAAATCTGCGGGAACACCATTCAATGATGGCATTTTTTCGCCGAAGCAGGATGTTTCATCTATTGTAATATTTCCTTCGTGGTTGGAACATGCAGTCTCAAAAAATATGAGCAATGAAAATAGATTGACTATTGCATTTAATGTATTCGTTAAAGGTCACATTGGATCTTCACACACATTAACATATTGTGATTTCGGAGGTTGAAATGGATAAACTAATTGACTATGTAAAAATATATAATATTGGCGATCCCGAATTTAATCAATTTGTGACGGAGAATGTTGCTTCAATTGAAGATGAAGATTGGACTGAACACCAATGGTTTGCATATAATGAACCAGTTGTTAGAAGCAATAAAAAAGAATTGTCAACTTACTATCCCAAATCCGCATTCGCCAAACGAAAGTGGAGGGAGTATAATAGTGCCGCAATAGATAGATATCTCAAAGATATGCCATATGATACCACAATATATGGAATCAGTGACGTTCGATATAATAAGTATCAAATCAACACACAAATGCTAAGACACCATGACCATATTCGTTCATTGTTTGATGGTATGAGGAAAGGGATTCCTGTGTTGACAGTCATCGCGGCGATGAATCCACAAAGTGAATATACTGGCGGTGAATTTGTATTTGATAATTTTGATACTGAGGTCAGATTAGATATGGGTGAAATTATGGTTTTTCCATCTGTCTTTCTTTATGAACATCATGTAAAGGAAGTCACCTCTGGCGAAAGATTTGCCGCAGTGTCGTGGGCATTCTGATTATAAATAGCCAACAAAAGGATTTAAAATGGGAAGAATAGCGGCGTCAGGCACCTTAAACATGTATGATGTTAGGAACACATTAGGAACACCTTCATATGACCTGAATAGTCAACGTAGGGGAAACGGTGCAGGTTCAACACCACCTAGCGGCACAATTAGTCTGGGTCATATGTATGGTGCATTCACATTAGGCCCTGCGTCAATTGGCACAGTTCCAACAGGCACTTATACTGGCGACTATTTGGCATCCACTTCTCCTGTTCCAGGAGGATTATCTGGTAGTGTGACTAATCCTGGTCTAGGATATTACACAGGCTGGAGCAATTTGCTTGGTGGTGCTGGACAAACAATTTACTGTCCATATGGCGAAAATTTGAGAACATATTGTCGTATTATGAACTGGCAAGTGCCATGGGCCTCATTTTTCGATGCCGCATCATCATCTGGATTGGGTATAGGTCATGGTTCATCGGAGTGGGACGGATCCATTTCATACATTAATGGTATTTGGTTTTCATGGATCGGCACTGGTGGTGGAGGCTCTTATTTCAATAATATTGATATTGGGACAATTAAGAGTACTTCGGATTATGCCGGTGCTATTTGGTCGGACGGCGGAACAGTATATTTTGGACAATTAAATGCGGCACAGTTTGCATCAGGAACTTTCAGTGCAACTTGGTCTGCAGGAATGTATAGTCTTGGAAGTTTTGCTAGAAATAGTCAAACTAATATGTACTATCGTTGGGGCGGAACAGGAATCACATATCTGACATATAAGTATAATCAAATCGGATATAGAGGGTTTGGATACAATCACGACACATCTTATCTTGGACCTGGTTCACAATCTTCTCCAAATAATTATGGATTTTTAAAAACTGGTGGTGTGACTGCGCCAGGTTCATTCAGTGGTCCTGGTGGCGGTACGGTTGTAGGTTAAAGGAAATATTATGGCATTAAAATGCACAGGAACTTTTAAAGGTGGCATCTACCTAGAAGATGTTTATGTTAAAATTCTAATCGTTGCTATGAACCGAGAAGATTTTTGGCACGTAGTTTTTAGAGCATATCACGATAAGAGTGACGCAACGAATAATCCGGACACAAGTTTTTTTGATAGTTTTGTATTTGAAATTCCTGCGAATAGGAATAGTCCGGACATATACACAGAATGTTACGAGAGACTTAAATCTGGAGACTATATATTGGATAGATTGAAATATACTGAAGGAACAATGTATGAAAATACACAATACTTTCCGCAGTTAACCTCGATGGAGGATGTATAATGGCTATCATAGCAAATATTAATATCCATGGTATTCAATTGACCAATGCATATATCAGGGTTGAACAGATTGGTGGTTCAAAAGAATATGATTGGGCAGTAATATATGGAATTTATCAGAATAAAGAACAAGCAGATTTAAAAAATTGCCTTGAAGAAATTGTATTGAAATACAGTTTTAAGAATGGCTCACACTTATATGAACAAGCATATGAAATTTTGAAGCGACCAGATATGTTGAATCATGTCCGTTCGGTGTGTAACACAAGTTTAGTTAAAAATTTTTATATACTTGAAACATTAGAATATGTAGGAGAAGCGTAATGGCTCTAAAAGGAAGTTACAATTATAAAGGTATTGAATTGCCTGAAGCGTATGCAAGAATTATAAACATTGGAACCGTACATAAACAATCCGTACAGTTTCAGGTTATGTTCTATGTGAATAATGATTTGGCAAACGTTGGTATCGACAATTCACACTATATCTTAGATACACGGTTCTTCACAGGAACTGTTTATGATTACTCGAAACCTTTGCCCGAAGCAATGTATGATTATTTGAAAACACAAGAACCTTGCGTGGGTTGGGAGAACTGCTAATGGCTTTAATCGGATCAACACAAACCAAAGGCTTTGATGCTCCAGAAGCATATGTTTGTATTTCGAATGTTACTTCAACAAAAGTTCCTTTTGCTGAATGGGACATTCAAATTACATTTAGACTTTTTAAAGATAAGGCAACATATGATGCCGCACCAAACAAAGATGATTATTTCCTAGAACAATTTACATTGTTTTTGAATGGACATGAAGTTGCACCTGAAAATTATTTCACTGCGGCATACGGAATATTAAAACAATCAGAGCGATTCGCAAATTTTGTGGACGCATAAAGAGAAAAATAAATGACTTCAACAGCATCAGGTAGATACAACAACGAGGCAAACACCGATATTAGTTTGGGTGCGGTCGGCGATGCAACTGGTCTTGCAAAAAATGTTGGTGCTTATAGAAATAGAGTTGGCATCCAAAATAACGATGTTATGTTTTCTGACCTAAAAGGCGTCTATGCTGGTGGCACTGGTGATAGTAGCGGTTATGTAACTTTGGATGGCACGAATTATTCGTCATACTTGTCACACTTCAGGGGACAGAGTACTAAAGCCACATTGAATGAATATGAGGGTAGTTGGTATCTAATAGAAAATAACGCTTTTCCTGAGGATGATGCTTTACCTGTATTATATCAAAAGAATGTGACTACTGGAGGTTTTAACTACGGAGTTAGATATAGACTCAACGGTAATCAAATGGTTCTTCCAGGCAAGAATATGTTACTGAAAACATTCATGTGGAAAAATTACACATTGGCATTTGGTAAGTTTGATGGAACAGAACGTGCAATATGTTGTGGTCCAATTGAAGTAAAATCTGTGGATGGTGATTATACAACAGCATACGCAGATATTGGTAACGTTTTCACATTGAACGCCACGATA